TTTTGAATTTCCTCCGTATCGGCTTTGGCTGTAGACATTGCTGATGTTTTCGTTTTCGACAGCACTGTTTTCATAATTTTGTGTCAGTTTTTCTTCTTCGTTTTCGTTTTTGCTTAAAATATTCCATGTGCCGTCAAGATTTAGGCTTTCAAATAAGTTCTCGCTTTCGTTGTTTTTTTCTTTTGAAAGCTCCTGTCCGGCTTTTTCCATGTATTGCGCAACGTCAATGTTAATATCCGAAACATTTCTTTCCTCGTAGGCGTTGTATATCCCGTTTAGAATATTTTCCGCATTGTCTGAAAACATATTTAATGTGTACCCGGCGTTTTTGTATTCCCCGTAGTATTTTGAAACCGGTGTTTTTTCCAATCCGGCATACCCTTCGGCTGCAGCTGCCGGATGCTCCTGTTTTTCAAAAGCTTCTGTATTTTCTTCTTCGTTTTGATACTCAAATATTTCCGAAAGAGCTCCAACGTTTAAAAGTTCTTCAAGCATTAAGATTTCTGTAAAATCAGGCATTTATAATGCCTCCTCTCAGCGTCAGATTTATTTTGTACGTTCCCTTTGAAAATACATGCTCGGCTTCTTCCACAAGCATTTTTTCGTCTATCGTTATATCTGCCAAACTGCCGAGGTTCACATAAATTGTACTTCCGGCTCTGACGCTTGTATCTCCAAACGCTCCGCTTATCGACAAGTTTCGTTTCTTTTGTCCGTAAAGGCTTAAAAGCTTTTCCGCCTTCAGATTTCCGTCCTCATCGTCGGTAATGTTTGAGGAAAATCTCAGGTTTCCCCAAAGAGAAATCAGCCCGTCGTCCTTTTTAAAATATTGCTTGTCGCCGTTTTTCTTATCCTTTTTGGTAAGTTCCACACTGTTGTATACGTCCTTGTCTATTGATGTGCTGTAGCTGAAATTTTCGGCCGACGCATTACAAAGCAGGTAATCAGCTTCCATGTTTTTTCCGTTTTTAAGCGCAAGCTTTCCGAAATCGTCATAAAGAATAAACAGCTCGCCTGTGTTCTCGTATGTTTCGTCAATTCCTGTCCCTATTATGTCGAATAATGTTTTTTCATCCGCCAGCATATCCGATACAATGTATGGCGAGTTTTCAATTTCTCCTGTAGTAAGGGCCCAGTCTCCGGAAATCGTTTTTACTATTTCTGAAATGTTTTTCCCGGAAAATGAATATATGCCTTTATTTTTAAGATATCTTGTCTGGTCGTACGCCGTAACTGTTATGATTTCTTTTTTGTCACGGTTTTTTGTAAATACTCTTCCCCAAAACATTCCTTTGTCGTTTATGTATATCCTAACCGTGTCGCCTTCGGTAAAATCTGTGTTTTCGTCCCTTACAACCTCAAAAGTCGCTTTTGCCGGCATAAGGCTTCGGCTTTGGCTAATTTTAAAGCTTTCAGCCGCAACAACCGTATAAGTGCTTCCGTTGTGATCTATTTCAATTTTTGCACTATTCAAACCTTATCACCTGCCCAACGTATATCCTGTTCGGGTCAGCAATTTTGTTAAGCTTTGCTATCTCGGCATATTTCCCCGCGTCGTTAAGCTCTTTTTTACAAATGCTCCAAAGATTGTCGCCGGTTTTTACCGTGTACGTTTTTGAAACGCTCTTGTTCTGCTCGCGCACATAAGCACTTTGTAGGTAAATGCTTCCGGTTTTTGTGCTTTGCGCCGTCTTGTACTGCTTAAGCTTAAGGGCAATTCTCACATCAAGTCCGTCTTTTGCCGCTTCGGTAAAATCGATACTCTCTATTGTTACAGTGTCCTTTGTAGTAAACGCCGCTCTTTTGTATGGCAGATCTTTTCGTATTATTTTAAATGAAACGGTTTTTTGTCCGTAAAAAATCCCTTTAAGCTCGTCAACATATACATACGGCTCTTTAAACGTTGTAATGTATTGTGCATAAGGCACCCGTCCTCCGGGAAGAATTGCTTCAAACTCGTATTCCACAAGTCCCGGAGCCTTGATGAAGCTTATTTCCTCCATGTTTATAAGCCTTGCCGTTTCATTTTGTCCTTTGTATCTTATGCTTATTTTTTCCGGCGCAACCGGTAAAAGAATATCGCCAATATAAACTGAGTACATGTTTTCACCTCCGTTTTTTTTCGTCCTCAAGCTCAATGCAGGCGGCTATAAAAGCTTTTTCTTCTCTTGAAAGTCGAGTGAATTCAGAAGGAAGCGGCCCTGTTTTAAGGAAGGCTCTGCAGGCGACGGCCGAATCAAAAAGGCCTTCCTTTATCATTTTTTTGCTTCATCCTTCAGGTTGTTTTTTGTTTTTGTAAAACCGTTTGCTTCTTCAACCTTTTTTATGTATTCGATGTATTCTCCTGCGGTAAGCATTGCCTTAAGCAGCTCGTCCTCTCCCCATACGCCGTAGCTGTTTTGCAGCCTTTCGTCAAAAAGATCGGGATATACCGTTGCGGCTGCCGCAAGCTTGCCTAAAAATCTAATATTGTCAAAATATTTTTTCCCGTTTTGTTCCCCTATACACAGCGCTCTTATTTTTTCTTCTTCGCTTCCGCTTAAGGCGCGTATTTCCCATAATACAGGTTTGCCGTTATCTGTAAAGCTTTTGCTTGCCTCAAATTTCACATTTTCCCTTTTTAACCTGTTTTGGTTAAGAAATATATCCAGTTCCATTTTTACCTCCGGTATTCAAAAATGTCCGCGGCGGCTTTGTTTTCCGCCGCGGCAAATATTAAATATTCTTTTACGCAAGCTGTGTAAACTTTTCAGGCATTTCCCAGTCCTCAAATGTAAAGTCGTATTCTTCTTCAAGATAAACGGCATTTGCGTCAAATTTCGCAAGTATTCCGCCGTTTAAATTGCAGTCCTTTAAAATAATTGTCTGCCTTCCAACGCTGCTTGTAGGATCTTCGTTTGATACCTGTATATCAAAATACATATCCTCGCCTTTTTCCTTAAACTTGTATAAAAGGTCTCTGAATAAACTGCTGTTGTAATGGAATTTGGCTTTTCCCGTACCTTTCCAGCCCGTAGCTTTGTTTCCCTTTCCGGTCTTTCCCAGTATAGGAACCTCAATCTTGTTTTTTTCCATTTTGGCCTCAAGGTTTATGGCCTGCATAAAATTGTACCGGTGATTATCAATAGTCACATAGCATTCCGCCATAGACGCGATCACAGTGTCCTTAGCATTCATTATCTGTGCCAATTTTCTTTTTCCTCCCTTACTCTATCACTACCGTCATGTAAAGCTTGCTCATGGCGCAAACCGGAGTTATTGAATTTTTAACGACTACTGTTTTTTTGTCGTTTCCTATTTCAACCGTTACGTCTGTCGCTTCAAAATTCTCAATGGCTCCGATGTCCTGAAGCTGCCTGTTGTATGAAACAATGTCGTTCCAAAATGCCGTTCTTCCGGACTTGTTGTTTTGTACTTTCCCAAGATAGTAATTGTTGAACATAACGGCAATGTCGTTTCCTGTTGAATCTAAAAGCCTTATTATCTCGTTGTCGGCAAAGTCGCTGCTTTTTTTGTCCGAAAAACCGGTAAATGAGTTTATATCCTCCAATACCTTTATGTCAGAACCGTTTCTGTGCAGCATAAATTTTCCGTCTTCAATGGCTTTTTCAAGCTCGCTTTGCGTAAAATCCACAACAGGCGTGTATTCTCCGTCGTATGTCCTGTTTGTAAGGCTTTCGTTTACCTCGCAGGCACATTCGGCCCCTCCTATCCACCATATAAGCCCGTACTTATCGCTTTCGGTGCAGTCGTTTCCGGCGTTTATTATGCCTTCGCTTTCTCCGCTGTAGCTGTGTATTACCGTTTGAAACTTTATGCCGTAGTCGTTTCTCATGGTTTTTGTGTAGTCGCCGTAAAGCTTTTTTGTTGTTTCATCGTCGCTTACGCAAAGCAATATGTTGAAACTGTAGCTTTCAAGCAGATTGAGAAATTTCTGATGGTCTGCCGTGGCCGCGGAAACGTCGGTGCCGCCGCTTAAGCTTATTCCCGCCGATTCCTCAAGTACCGCGCTGTCTTTGAATGTAACAAAATCGTTGTCGTTAAGCTTGTCCGCAGATGCAGCTGTTTGTGAATCGACTTCTGTTGTCCCCAAGTATGTCGTTACCGTAAATCCTTCGCTTGCAGTGCTTACGGTTATTTTTATGTTGTTTCCTCTTGTCCCGCCGTATTTTGCGTCTGCTATTGTTGACGCAGCTTTCGTTCCGGTGCTGTTAAGCCTGTAAAAATATGCCTTGTTCGCATTTGCAAATAAATCTCTTATTCCTTTAAGCTCGTCCGCGTCATACGCATATCCGAAAATGCTTAAGCTGTCGGCAAAAAATTCCTGTGCCGTCACCTCAAATATCTCATTTTCTTTTCCCCACTTCATTTCGCACGCACATGCCGCAACTCCTCTGTCGCTTATAACCGCACTTGCGTTTGCCGCGCTTACAAAGTTTATGTAAGTTCCCGGCAGAACCTTGTTTTGAGTAAGGTATGTACCTCCTCCTAATGCCATTTTCTACACCTCTCTTTTTTTATTCTTCTTTTGTTTCAAGTTTTTCCATAAGCTCTGAAGCTTCTTCGGCCTCATATACGCATATTCTGTATTGTGCCTCTATGCACGCTTTCTCGTTTTCAACCGATATTCCCGCGGAAAAAGCAAAGTATTTTTCGCCTTCGTTTTCAACTGTTTTTATTGCGTTCATTGCTTTTTCCGCCATTTCTGCCAGCTCATCGTTTGTTCCGTTTTTGCTGTGCATTTCAATCTCAAATGCCGCTGAAAGTATTCCTCTGCCCATAATAAGCGGCTGGATAGTGCTCTTTTTGAACAGAACAAACGCGCATGGTTTTTTCATTGCCTGTGTGCTTTTTTGCGCATATATTGTTGTTTCGTCTCCAAAGCAGTTATGTAAAGCTGTTTCTATTGCGGTTTTTATTTTTTCTTCCATGTTCATCGTTCCCCGTTAAGGATTATTTTCGAAAACGTCAAGCTCGGTTTCCTGGTGTGTGGCATAATGTTTTCCCTCCGAAGCCGCTTTGAACTTTTCCGTTCTGTCCATGTGCACTACAGTAATTATGTCGCCGCTTTTTATGTGCGGCTCATTGTCAAGAAAAAGCCTTATTCCCCTGTTTTGCGTACTTTGGGTATCGCTTTCATTGTTCGAGCCGCTTTTTATAAAACTAATCCTGCATGGTACGGATTGATATTTAATCCGGTATTCTGTTTTCGTAACAGCTCCCGAAACCTCCTGCACACATTCGTATATGTCGCATTTGTCGTTAAAAAGCATTTTCGCCCGTTTTAGCTCCATTTAAGCCTCCTGAATTTTTCAAGCCTTTGTCTGTAGCTTCGTATCTTTTCAAAGCCATAGTCGTTTTCGTCTGAAAAAGTCATCGCTAAATCGCCTTCTGTAATGCTTTTAAGCTTTTCGCCTTCGGCCTGTCTTTCGTATATGTCCGCTGCAAGCTCGGCACATATGTCGTCCAAGGCGTCGTCATCTATCACTTCTATGTTGCAGTAGCCGCAGATGTCGTCTGTTGCTCTTTTTATGGCAAATGCAAGCTTGTCGCTGTCGGTTTCTTTCCCGTATATCAGCTTAGCCTTTTCAATGGTATCCAATTTAAATCACCGTACCCTCTCAGGCATCTCTTTTGCTCATAAAAATTCCTTTTGTTCTGTTGTCGTATACAAATGCGTCGTGGTAAAGCCTGAACTGGAAAAGCCATGCGTCAAGCTTCTGGTTTTCGTCCGGAGAAAACACCTTAGGCATTGCAAATTTCTTCGCCTGTACAACGCTTTGCGGATAAATCATCATAAAGTTGATGCTTGCCGCAGCATCGGCTTTAGCGTAGCCCCAGCTTGAAGCACCGTCGTTAAGCGTTATTCCTGTGTAAAATCTCGTCTTTGGTACATAGTAAACACACATGTTGTTGTACTTTGTAACGATTGTATTGGCTTCGTTTTCGTTTGTCCACTGTCTTGATAAAGCTCCGTTTAATGCCGGCTTAAGGTCGCTGTTGATAAAAAGTATGCGTCCCTCCTGCGGCACTTCCTCGTCGTCCATCTGCATGGAAGCTGCGTCTATTTTTCCAAGTATGTTGTCTGTAGTAATAGCTGCTGTGTCGGTTCCGATTCCGGTTGCCGAGGCATATTTTGCAAATCTGTAGGCGTCAAGCTCCGGAACCACCCATTCACGCATAAAGTTTCCGGTAACCTTTCCGAATACCATTCCTAAAGTTTCCTCGTCGTCCATTCGGTCTACTGAAATTTCTTTTCCTCTTTCCTGGCTAAGCTTCATTGTTTCCCATGTTGCTGTCACGTCGCCTTTAGGATATCCGTTTGTTCTTGAATAGTTTCCAAGACCTGTCGTAGCCACTTTCAGTATTTTTATTTCGTTTGCTCCTGTAAAATCCGTCATGGAGTTTGAGTCAAGATTTTCGGTCACAGATTCCGCCTTGTATATCTCGTCCACTACCGGTAAAAATTTTGCTGCATAATCGATGCTGTTTGCCATTTTGTATCCTCCCTTTTATTTAAGTCCCGCGCCTTTTCTGGCATAGTCTAAAAATGATTTTTTGCTGTTTGGTCCGCTTTTTGCGGCGCCGGTTCCCATAACCTTTTCGCTTTTTTGCGTAAACAGATACGGATCGCTTTCCATTATTCTTGAAAGATCCACACAAAGCTTACCTGTTTCGTCCGTGTAAACGTCGCTGTCCTCTAAAAGCGCTGTTATGGCTTTTGTGTTTTTTCCGCCGCACTTTTGAATCTCGCTGTTGATAAATGCCTGTTTTTTCTCGTTTTCGTAGCCATCCTTAAGCTTTTGTATCTCGTCCATGTATTTTTGCTCAAGTACGCTTTCTTTTTCGTCTATTGCGCTTTTTTCCACATAATTTTGCTCAATAAGGCTTTCAATCCGCTTAAGCTTTTCCTCGTTGTCCAAATCACTGTTTAAAATTTCCGAAAGCTGTTCCATTTTTATCTTGTCCTCCTTTCAGCCCGCCTCTGCCCGCCCTAAAATTTATTGTTCGTTGCTTATGTTTTCCACAAACGGGTGGTAACTTTTAAGAGTTTCGTTGCTTAAAAGTCCTTCCGACATCTGTATCATCTGCACTGTTTCATAGTCGTTTGTAATGGCGTTTCTTCTTAAGCATACATTTATCATTTCGCCTGAGTAACTTGTTTTGTGCTTTCTGTTGTAGTCCTCGATCATGTACCATAAGATGTCATTTATACATTTTTTAAGCTGAACGCTTGCTCCGGCTGCTTTAAGCTCAAGCAAAGTGTATTGAAATTTCAGTGTAACTCCGCTTGTTGAGCTTCCAAGCCTGTCCACGTCTGTGTCAACGCCCTGTCCGAATTGAAATATATCCTTTCTCAGCATTTTCATATAGCTGAGCCTTCCGTCCATTGAAATGTCGATCTGCTTTGCTTCAACGCTTCCGCTTGAATCTGAAATGTTTACGGCTTTGTTTATCTGCAGCTTTCGTGCTATAGCGCCTGCCGTTTCGCCGCCGTAGCCCTGTATTACCCAGTAAAGCTCAACTAAATCCAGCAGATTGTTGGTGCCTTCGCTTGATAACAAATCATAGGCATCTATAAGTCCTTTTACCGCTTCCAGATCTGTGGTGCCTCTTGAGTTGTTTTTCAGTATTATAAACGGCACCTTGTTCCAGCAGTTTTCGCTTCTCTTTTTTTCAAAACCATCCTCAATACTTACGTTCCACCAGTGCGGGCAAGGGTTTTTGTCAACATTTTCGTCGTAAACGAAGTTGTGGTCGTCGTTTTCCATAAAGTAGGTAACTTCCTCTTTTGTCCACCATTCAACGCGTTTTCTTATGTACTTGTGCCCGTTTCTTATAACGATCGTGTCGTAGTATCTTATAACCTGTTCAAGCTCCGTTTCGTATTGGCTGTCGTATATAGGTATTATTTCCTGTGCCGGTACAACACACAGTCTCAGCTTTCCGTCTTTGTCGTAGTATATGTGCAAAACCTCAAAACCCTTGTTGCTCGCTCCTGTTAAAAGCTCCTGTAATACTTCGTTAAATTCTTCTCCTGTAAAGCTGTCAACAGCATTAACAAATTCGTCGTCCTTTTTGCCTTTGAAGTTTACTTTGATTACGGGTTTCCTGCCTATTATGTATCCAACCTTTTGGTCAACCAGTATCCTGTGAAAGGCGTTTGCGTTGTGGTGGTTGCTTCTGTTTGGATTAATAAAGCTTGTAATGCTTTCATCTTCGCTTTCGCCCTCCGAAATTCTGCTTTGCCTGAAATCCCTCCTGTAAACATCGTTGTCGTAAGCATAGTACCTTTCACCCTCCGACATTTTTCTTTTTTTGTCGCAGTTTTCATCCTCGCTTATTATGTATTTCAGTATGTCGCTTTCGCTAATATTTTTCTCCGCCGTAAGCTTGGCGTTTATCATGTCTGTTTCCGAAAGAAACATTTTTCTCTCACCTCACCCTAACCATATCCATGTCAAATTGTCTTGAATACCGTACCGCGTCAATCGAATGATTGTTTTTATCCGGATATTCCGCTCTGTAGCCTCCGAATCCGTCGCTTTCAAGCTCATATTCCAAAAATTCCTTTGTGGTGTGCGGGCATCTTTTCCCGTCTATTATTATTTCTTCCATGTCCTGAAGCCACTTTATTCCGTAGTCAATACTTCCTTTAACTTTTTTTGCTCCTATGGCGTTAAGTCCTTCGTAGTTAAGCTCCGCAATGCTTTTAGGTTCGGCACTGTCGCATATAATAGTCCCGTTTTCAATGTTTTCGGCCTTTATAAGTTCCGCCGCACGCCTGTTTGAAAGTCCGGCCGCGTGAATTTCGTAAAAAATAAAAAGCCTCCTTTTTTTTCTGTCAAAACTGTTGACCGTATAGTGCAGAGGATCATTTGCATATCCCCAGTCAAGCCCTCTTGAAA